GGCCGGCCTTGCTGTCCTTGATCGCGCCGTAGCACATGTAGCCGTCGACGTCGGCGGCGACACCGACCACGTCGAGGGGGTTCATGATGTTCTGCGTCGAACCGTCGAAGTCCTCGTAGGTCTGCGCGTAGGTCCAGACGTTCAACGCCCCCTGGCCGTTCGCGCCCTGCAGGCGACCGCGGAACTCGAGCGGCGTCGAGCCGTCCGAGAAGCTGGTCAGCTGCGAGTCCGACGTGGTGATCCGGTAGTTCGCCGACGCGGCGAGCATGTCCTTCACTTCCTGTGACAGGAAGAAGAGGTCGAACGCGTCGAGGCCCATGATGACGTCGCTGATCGGACGCGACGACAGGTTGAACGCGGCGCGGCGACGGTCACGCAGATTGGTTAGCGGCGCGGCGGCCGACTGGCCCCAGCGCGCGGTGCCGGTCAGCACGGTCGTCAGCGTCGGGTCACGCCCGTAATCGACATAGACCGCCGGATAGTCCTCACTGGCGATCGTGAGACCGCCGTTGATGATGGCCTGCGCGGCCATGATCTCTTCGCGACGGTCGATCATGTCCAGCTGAAGCTGCATGGCGTAGGCGACGGCCTGGTCCCAGCGCTGCTCGAGCGCGTTCTCACCCTGGTTGCCGCCGATCGGCTCGCCGACGCCACGCTGCACGACGATCGAGTGGTTCGGGTCGATCTCGTGCTTCGGCTTGACGTAAGCCGGCGTGAACATCTTGGAGGTGCGACCCTTCCAGGACATGATGCGGCCCTGTGCCTGCGGCGACACGTACGGCGCCGGGCGCTGTTCGGTCGGCAGCTGTTCGAAGGCGATCGCCGCGGTCGCGAACTGGATCTGGCGGTTGAAGAACCGATCGCGGAACAGATAGGTCTGCGGCTTGATCGTTTCGACTGCCGGAAGCAGCTGAACGGTGCTGTAGATGTCGAGTGCCATGTCGCTTCTTGCTCCCTGGTATCTGGCTTACAGCGGGCGCTGGAAGCGAATGTTGGTGCGGTCGAACTGGCGGACGCGGCTGATGACGGTCGTCAGGGTAGCCGGCCAGACGGCCAGGTCGGGGTTGAACACACCGGCGGTGTAGCACTCGGTGATCGTGTCGGCCGCGCCGCCGCCGACGGGGAGCGCGACGCCGAGCGGCGTGGTCGCGGGCGCGGCGGTCGTGTTCAGCGCGTGCAGCAGGACGCAGACGGCGTTCTGGCGACCGTCGGTCTGGGTGGTGTCGAGCGGCACCATGGCGCCGGCGGTGTTACGCGCCAGCACGGTGTACTTGTCGAGCACCTGACCGGCCGCGACCGTGAACGGCGCGGTCGCGATGTCCATCTCGCCAGTGATCCACTGAGGATTGGTGAGCGAACCGAGGTCGCCGCTGCCCGCGAGGGCGTAGTCGTAAATCGCCATGACGTATCGGCTCCCTTACTTGGCGTCGGTGCGGCGGTTGGCCGGCACGAACTTGAGAATGCGGTTCGAAGCGGCAGCCGCCTTGTCATCGTCGCCTTCGCCGCCGGGCGCTTCGTCGCTGCTGACGCCTGCGCCGCCGGTCGTGTCCATGACCTGCTCGAGCTTCGACTTGGTCTCCTGCGGCGCTGCGACTTCGGCGGCGGCCGACGCGAGAATGGGCTTAGCCATCTCGACGGTCATGCCGGGCGTCTCGGCGAGCGTGGCGGCGAGCTTGCCCTTGTCCTTGGCTTCGTCGCAGCCGATGATCGCCTGACGGCGCGTGCGATCGGCGGTGACGGCGTCGGCGGCGATCTTCTCGGCGTCGACCTTGGGAACCGCCGCGACGGCTTCGCTCTTCGCCTGTTCGATCAGTGCGTTGAGCTCGGTTTCGTTCTTCGGCAAGACGGCCATGGCGTTCTCGTCCTCGTCAATCGGTTCATCGGATGCGAGTTCTGCCAGGAAGGCCGACACCGCGTCTGTTGGTGTGCTTACACTATCAATCAATCCGCGTGCAAGTGCATCTTGCGAACGGTAAACACGAGCCTTGGTGTCGCGGATTTCCTCTTCCGTGAGACCACGTGACGCGATGACATCGTCGACGAATTCCTGCATGCGGACATCGACCGCTTCCTGGAACCACTCGCGCATCTCGTCGGTCAACTCGACGTGCGGGCTGCCCGCAAGTTTGAAGTCGCTGCCCGACGATACGATGAAGTCGAACTTGATACCGTCGTTCGCGTCCATCTGGCGCACGTCGATCATCATGCGATAGACGCCGATCGACCCGACGGACGCAGACGGCGTCGCCACGGTCCGGTCGGGCGCGGCACAGATGCCATAGGCCGCGGACGCACCGAGGTCGTCGACCATCGCCATCGTCGGTGTCTCGAGTTCGCGGATCTCCGCGGTGAGTTCGAAGCAGCCTGCCGCGTCCCCGCCCGGCGAGTCGACGTCGAAGACGATCAGGTTGACGTCGGGGTCGGCGTCGGCTGCGTTCATCTGCGCACGGATGAAGTTGTAGCCGGTGACAAAGCCCCAGCATGCCGAGAACTTGTTCAGCAGCACACCGTAGACCGGGATGACGGCCACGCCGTCGCGGTAGATGAAGGGCTTCTTTGACTCGCCGGGCACCGACGCGCCGAACATGCGCTCCTGGCACTTGGTCGTCGCCTTCGCCGCTTCCGCGTCGGCGCGGTCCTCGGGCATGTTGGCGTAGGCGGTGAGACACTGGACGAACATGTCCGTCGTCTCCGCACCGACAAGCTGCTCGCCCATGGCGAGACGCGAGATGGCGAGGCGGGCTTCGTTATTCACCATCGTCTCCGTTCGTTTGCAGCGTCGACTGCGTGCCCTGACCCTCGGTCGAGCGTTCCGCGCCAGCCGTATACGGAATGTCGGCTTCCTGAAACCGTTTCCGCTCGCGAGCCTGCTGATCGACAACCTCGTCCCAATCAAGACCCATGCGGGCGCACTCGATCTCCTTGGTCGTGAAGCCGTTGGCGACCCGGATCGCAGCCGCCTGCGTCTCCTTGAGCTCGTCGATCTGGCCCTTACCGGTGCCGACCCACGAACAGCGGCTCATCGCCTCCTTCATAAGCGGCGTATAATAGTCGTCCCGGCTGCGCCACGACGGGGGCAGCGGAATGACGCCCTGCGCGATCTGCTCTTCCAGCCAGAGCGTGAAGACGTCGGACGCGAACGGCACGACGGACACGCTGGCGCGGCCGCTCATGAATCGCTCGGTCTTGCCCGCTGACATCTTGCCGCCGGAATACGACAGCTGCGAATAGTCGCGCGTATATTCTTCGTAGCTGACGCCGAGCGCCGTCGCCGCCTTGCGGTCGAGCGAACGCTGGAACGCCTCGAAGTTGTTGCCGCCGTTGCCTGCGTTCAGCAGCTTGAACTTCGACCCCGTCGGCAGCACCGGCATCTTGGCGCCGTCGACCTGGATGTTGGGCGCGCCCTTCATGTAGCCGGCGACCATGGCCATGTACGCGCCGATGGCCGTCTCCCAGCCCTCGACGATCGACGTCGCGGTGACCTGCCCGTTGGCGCTGTCGGCGGCGCCCATGGCGATGGCGATCTCGGGCGGTGGCAGGTCGGACTCGATCGCCGCGGCGAACGTCGCGTTGACGATCGCGTTCTGCAGCGCAACCTGACCGTGCTTGCTGCTCATCCGCATGTGCTTGAGCGCCGGCGTCATGTCGCCGATACCCCGGGTCTGTTCGACCAATAGGGGGTCGGAGATATAGATGATCTGCTTGCGGCCCCACGGCAATTCGGCGTCGACGATGTCCCAATCGAGACGATGGCGGTCGACGACGTCACCGGGATGAGCGCGGCGAATCTCGTAGCCGATCGCCTGACCATAATAGGTCTTGCGCACGCCGCGCGACAGCGAATAGCCGCGCTCGGCCGTGTAGGCGAGGTCGGGGCCGCCGTTGCGGTTTGACAGGCGCGACGGCGAGACGAGGTGCACCGCCGTCTTGCACGGACGGTTCTGGTCCTTGATCCATTCGACCGGCGACAGGATCTCACCCGTCAGGCCGAAGGACACGACCGCCTGTCGGCAAAGCTGGCTGAACGTGCGCCGACGGGAAGCGTCGAGCCAGCACGCACGACTCTCGGCCATGGCGTTCCAGCGCGCCTCGACGATACGCTGCACCAGCACCACCCACGGGTCGTCGGCGTCGATACCCAGCGTCGCGGTGTCGGGCTTGTAGTTCAGCTTGAACTTGGCGCCGACGATGTTGTCGGCATGCGTTATCATCGCCGACTGCGCGCCGGCGTCGTCCTGCGCCATGTCGGTCGACCGGGCGTCGAGCACGTCCTTGGCGCTGTTGATGACCTGGTCGGGCGAACCCATCCGCGGCACCCACGTCGCCATCTCGCGGCTGAAGCGTTCCGCGCCTTCCAGCGCACCGCCAACCGCTTGTTCTGTGGACCCGCCGTTGGGGCTGTAGATGGTGACCGCGCCCTGCATCAGAAGACGAACCCGAACGGGCGGCTGATCCGCACAGCCGGATTGACCGGCTGCAGGAACGTCGGATCGTAAGCGCGGATGTATTCGAGCAGCCCGGCGGTGTTGGCGCCCTGAAACTCGACGCGATCGCCGTTGTTGCCGTCGACGACCACGCGGGGCGCTTGCCCGGTAACGAGCAAATGGTACTTCGCCTTGGCGTCGGCCAGTTGGTCGGGGGTCATCGCGTTCTCCGTGTCGCGCCCTGCTACCACGGAGAACGCCAGACGGTCAACGCGGTCGGCGGTCCATTCGTTTCTGCTGATTGGCCGCGCGCTTGATAGCAACGTGCAGCATCGACTTGGCCGCGTGCATCTCGGTGATGACGGCGTTGAGCGCCAGCGCCTTGCTCTCGTAGACGGGCTCGCCGGGCTGCAACGCGACCGTGTGCGCCGGCACAGTCTGATAGGACCACTCGTTGCCCCAACGTATAACGTATTTCATCCTATCTCTGCTCCCAGTGCGGCGAAGTCGACCTTGGGCCGGCTGACCATCGCGATACGAGGGCGAACGACAGCCGCGCCCTCTTCGACTTCCTCCGGCGGGTCCATGACGAAGGGGTTCTTGTCCCACGTCTCGAGCCACACCGGCGGGCTGTCCCAGCTGATCCTATCGAGGGGAAGCAACGGTGACAGCGTGGCGACAAGACACTGGTACAGCATATCCCACGCCTCGTTGCGCCGGCCCTTGGGGTTCTTCCATCCCTTGCCCGGTTCGTAATATTCCGCGCACAATTCGCCGAACCACCAGTCGGGCAGCCAATCCGGGAACGTGATGAGGCCCTTGCCCGGTTCAAGCACCTCAAGCCGCGCGGCCGCGATGTCCTTGCCCTGGTTCGAGTTCATGTAAAGCACCGGCACGTCGCCGCGAATCCACGACGTCGGTCCGTTGCCCTTGTTCTGCGCGTTCGGCTTGTCGAGCCACGACAGCTTGTCCATCCGGGTGCCGGAACCGCGGGTGAGGTGGAACCGGGCCGCGAGGCCGAGCCGCTGCAGATAGCGCTGGAACGCGAACGCCTTCTCCGACACGCCGCCCGAGCCGCCGGCACGCTGATCGCCATCGGCGTAGCCGCCAGCGTCGCAGAGCGTCAGCTTAGGCTGCATCGTCCGCCCGCTGCCGTCGGAAAGCGGGTAGTTGCGCAAGATGACGTCGTTGATGAGTAGGTGCCAGTCCTCTTCATACTGGTGCGGGCGAACAGTATACGGGTGGCCGTCCTCGTCAATCCGGTCCGACACGACGATCGAATAGCGATCGACAATGACGATGTCGCAGGGGGTGCCAGGGCGAATGCCGTGCGTCTGCACCACCCAATGGTTCTTCTGCACGTCGATGTCTTGGACGAGCATACGCACACCCTCGGGCACCTCTGGCGGCGCGTCGCGCATCAGCTTCGGCACTTCGCCCGGGCGCTTCACCGTGGCGACCGCTCGCGCCATCATCACCTCCGGGGTGAGCGCCGCTTCCTGCGCCCGCGGCACATACGGCCGCCCCAGATCCGTGTTGAAGAACTTGACTAGGGCGGTCTCGTCGCCGGTGTCCTCGAACGTCTTGTTGGCGTTGAGATAGCTGTTGACCAGTTCCGGCCATGTGGTGAACGCAGCCGCCGTGCCTTCCAGCCAGTAGGAAGCGATCATCTCCTTGCGACCAGGGGCGGGCTTCCAATAGCCCCACTGCTGCATCTCGTGACGCTGCTCGGGCAGGATCGACGTC